ATATTTCCTGTCGCGAGCTACCTCCGTTTTTTCCTCATAAGAGTCGATTCATTTGGTCTAAAATAGAAAGCGTAGATAGTACAGCTCAAATAGAGCATCCGTCTATTAGGGGCTGTTTAAAGTTCCTTGGGCTAACTTCCCCTCGGCTACAAGTTCACTATGATGGCGACCTGCCTGCGCAGTCAGGTACGGGTAGCTCGGCTAGCTTTACAGTTGGGCTACTGCATGCGTTGCATTCTTTAAAAGGTAACTTGATTAGCAAGCGCTTGTTGGCTGAGGAAGCTATTATTGTTGATCAAGACATAGTGGAGGAGATTGTAGGTTGTCAGGACCAAATAGCTGCTGCATTCGGAGGCTTGAACCTGATCAAGTTTGGTCCTGGTAAGCGTGATTTTACAGTTGAACCGCTGGTGCTAACTAACGGTAACTCAGCTGTGTTAAGTAGTCATCTGATGTTATTTTACACTGGGCAGAGCCGCGTATCTTCTGATATAGAGAAAATCAAGCAGACCAGGGATAACAGTTCTAGCTTAGCTTCACAGGCGGCATTGATTGATTCTTGTATAAAAGCTTTAGCTAGCGGCGATATGAAATTGTTGGCGAGTTCGTTACACAACAGTTGGGTATATAAACGACGAATGGCTTCAGAGGTAAGTAACGAGTTCTTAGATGATTGCTATGATAGAGCGATGAGGGCAGGGGCGTTAGGTGGCAAGATTACTGGTTCGGGCGGCGGCGGTTGTTTGCTATTAGTCGTAGAGCCTAATAAGCAGTCAGATGTTAGACAGGCTTTGAGTGATTTGGTTCATATCCCTTTTAAGTTTGATTATCAGGGTAGCCAGCTGATTTATTACCAGCCAGGCAGTAACAAGTTTGAGCACGAGTGGCATGGACAGGACGTAGTTAAAATATGAATTGTCTTATATCCAAAAAGGTTATTATATGCTTAAAGCCGGGTGAGAAGCTAGCGCCCGATGAGCAACGTATATTAGCAGAGGGTTTATCTAGTTGGAAAAAGGATAAGCGTAAGCATATATCTAGGAATAAGAAAAAGAAATTAATATGAGTAGTGTTGGATCTATGTGCGAGTGTGTGTTTGTTGGTTGTTGTAGTAAAAATAACCATAACCCTGGTTATTGTCCTCATTTAGCTGCTAGTCTTTGGCCTGGTATGGTACGTACTTGGCAATTTTGTGACTTGTGTTTTAAATACAGAGTTGAGTTTGAGCGTAATAAGGAATTGACCATTGACTCATTTTCACAGTTGCCCTAATTGTCAAGGTTCTATTACCCAACGTACTTGGCGCTGTGGTATTTTGGTGTGTGAAGGAATTAAGGTTTTGATATGTGAAGCCTGCGAAATTAAGTTAGACAGACCGCCGGATAAACCAATACAAAAATCCCCCAGATCAGATAGGCCGCGTTCTAATCGGCATTGTAATCACTATAGCCATTATGCTTGCGAATATCATCACTGTTCACGTAACGGATTCAGCTGCTACTGTTGCCAAAGATGCAAGCAGAGTTGTTATAACGTTTCTCCGTTAACTGTAGCGGTTGCGTAAGAAATAAGTTTGATATGAAACCTAAGCGTAAAGAAAAACTAACTGTCGCTGCTGTTGATCTTACTATCAATAAGTTATCTGATTTAAAACCAGCAAAGAAAAATGCGCGTAATCATAATCAGCGCAATATCGATATGATTGAGCAGTCCTTACGCGAAGTAGGCACGGCTCGTTCTGGCGTGATAGATGAGAACGGAACTATATTGGCTGGTAATGGTACATATAAGGCTTTGGGTAACGTTGGGATTAATAAAGTTAAGGTCATAGAGGCTAAGGGAAATGAATGGGTGGTGGTTAAGCGACGTGGTTTAACTGCTGTTCAAAAGGAAAAGCTTGCTTTAGCTGATAATAGAACAGCTGAATTGGGTGAATGGGATGCAGATGTTCTAGGTGGTTTAGGGGTTGATTTGACACCATGGTTCATGCCTTATGAGTTGTTACAATTGGGTATTTCTACAGTAGACCCAGACGACCCTAACGAACAGTGGTCCGGTATGCCAGAGGGGGCTAGTGATATTATAGAGAGTTATCGAAAGCTGATAGTACATTTTGAGAAGAAAAAGGACTTTGTTAAATTTTGTGCCTCTTTGGATATAAAGAGTCTTACAGAAGATACTAAGTATATTTGGTACCCATTGCGCAAACGTCGAGACTTGTCTGGCATGTCGGTGAGGTCTAAGAAATGAAACGGCTGTGTCCTATTTATATTGTTAGTAAAGGTCGGGCCGATAGCCGTTTAACCAGTAAAGCGCTTGAGCGTATGCAAGTGGACTATCGCATTGTTATTGAGCCTCAGGAATATAATAAATATGCAGCTGTGATTGATAAGGCTAAGATACTGGTACTGCCATTTAGCAATCTAGGTCAGGGTAGTATTCCTGCTCGTAACTGGATTTGGGAGCATAGTGTTGCTGCTGGTGATAAACGACATTGGATTATGGATGACAATATATCGGCTTTTCGTATGCAAACTGTGCAAGGTAGAATACGATTCTCTGATGGTTCGATTTTTAAGCTGTGTGAGGATTTTGTTGAGCGATATGAAAACGTGGCACTGGCTGGTCCTCGATATAGATTTCATCATATGTACGGTAATTCTGTTCATCTAAATACCCGTATATATTCTTGTATACTAATACTGAATAAAATCCCGTTTCGCTGGCGCGGGCGATACAATGAAGATACCGATTTATCTTTGCGCGTGTTAAAGGCAGATTGGTGCACGGTTTTATTCAGTGCCTTTATGTGTGACAAGCAGGGCACCATGACTATGCGTGGTGGTAATACCGATGAGCTATACAAAAAGGATATCAAGTTTGATGGTAGATTGGAGATGGCCAGGTCGTTGAGAGCGCAACACCCTGATGTTGTTAAGATTACGCGCAAATGGAACAGGTGGCAACATCATGTAGACTATAGACCATTTAAGAATAACAAACTACGGATCAAATCAGGTTTGAATTTATCTAAGATGAATCGTTCAGACTCATTACAATTTGTTTCAGTGTGAAGAACTAATAAACAACGGAATAACAATGGCAGCATATAAATTAGGTAAGCGTAAACCTATACCACCTAATCGTTGGAAAAAGGGTCAGAGCGGTAATCCTAAAGGTCGCCCGCCTAAAGAGATTACTATTCGTAGCTGGCTAAAAGAGATGGAGGATCAAACCATCACTCTTGCTAAAGATACAATGACTAAATTAAGAAAGACTGGTCTGCGTACGGACTCCCCTAGCAGGGGTCAATTGCTTGCGCAGATTATGTGGAACAAAGCATTGAGTGGGGATAAGGACGCGATTCGTCTAGTGCTTGAGTACACAATAGGGCGTCCTGTGGCCATAACCGATATGCCACAAACAGCAGTTCAGGTACTAGTGCAACAGAATACAGATATAAAACAGATTAATACTTATGATGAGATGTTGGATATGCTAGTTAGCTTGACGCAAGCTAAGATAATTCCTGCTGATGTGTTGGCTCGTTTCAGTACAGAGGTAGATCCTGATAGCAGCGGTAACGGAGGAATGCCGCAGTAATGGACTTGTCAACACCGTTTAAGCGATACATAGAGTTTATTCTGCGTAAAGATACCTGCGTTGATTGTGTGACGATAGGTATTTTTATTGGGTTAGGGTTGCAGGTGGCGTTAATGGGCCACCTGATTACTTTGGCCGATGATGAATTGGATGATGAAGATCCTAGTAAATGGTTAAGTGATGCTGCTGCGGAGCTTCATCAAATATTTGTTACTAGTGATAAAGAGCGTCTATGCCGATTTATATTAGGCTTAGACATGGATCTTGGCCGTTATATAGATGGTATGTCCAATGATCAGTTACGGCAAGTTTGTACTGGCATTATAGCGTCTATTCGTAATATCAAGGATAAGACTTGATGGGTAGCGTGACCATACTACCTGTAGTTACGCGGATTGACCTGCCCGTTGATCGGATTATAGATCAGGCGAAAGCTGCGAATCTTAGATCAATCGTTGTGCTGGGTTACGCAGAAGATGGTACGGAGTACCTCGCGTCAAGTATAGCTGATGGCGGTACGGTATTGTGGCTTATGGAACGGTTGAAATTAGTGCTGCTAAATATAGTTGATGAGGATCGATGACTGAGCTAGCAATAGATAGACTTGCTTTAAGCAAGGAGTGCCGCAAGCGTCTCAAGCCCGCTGAGGCCAAGGCGATACTGGCACAACTGACTCGTCTCATACCGCCTACACAGCAGTGGGACCCTGTGCAGCGTAAGCTAGTTCCTAAACTAAGCAAATATATTACCGATGTAATTAGACTGGGCAGGGGCAATCCACCGTTACAGCCACCTACTGAGCGGCAAACTGAATTTTTGATGCTTGACTGTGAAGACGCTTATTACGGCGGGGCAGCTGGAGGAGGGAAGTCCGTGGCGTTGCTACTGGCCTTTGCGCAGTTTGCTGAGACGCCAGGCTACAGCGGGTTGATCTTCCGTAAGACTTTTAGCGAACTGAAGATGAGCGGCGCATTGATGGATATAGCTGGTAGCTGGTGGGATGGGCTACCTGGCGTAACCCGTAAAGATGGTGGTGCGGCTTACGAGTTTCAAACCACGGGCAATCCTGCCAGACTTACTTTTGGGTATTTAGAAAACGAACGTGATAAGCTGCGTTATCAGTCGGCGAATTTTCATTATATTGGCGCTGACGAAGTGACGATGTTCGAGGAGGCTGACTTTACTTTTATGTTCTCTCGTAAGCGGAGGGCTGCTGGTTCTACTATACCACTACGTGTGCGCTCAGCTAGCAACCCTAATGGGCCGGGGCGCTTGTGGGTAAAGAATCGCTACGTGGTGCCAGCCTCGCGTGGGAATCGGGGCTATGTACCGGCTAAGATCGATGATAATATTTATCTAGATCGTGAGGATTACAAAGCAAACCTAGCTAAGAACCTCGGCCCTATAGAGGCTGCGCAGCTATTGCATGGAGACTGGGAAGCGCAAGCGTCTGGTAAGTTCATGCGCCACTGGTTCAAGATTGTAACGGTCGCGCCAATAATTGGTCGCTACGTTAGATACTGGGATCTAGCTGCTACAGCAGCTGCTCCTGGTAAAGACCCTAGCTGGACGGCGGGCGTATTGGTATGCGAGAGCGGCGGGCAGTATTTTATAGTTGACGCGATTAGAGTAAGATTATCGCCAAAGGGCGTAGAGGACTTGATTAAGCAAACGGCTATTCTTGATCGTGAGCGCTACGGTTACGTGACAATCAAGATGGAGCAAGAGCCAGGGTCAGCTGGTGTTAACGTCATAGCTCATTATATGATCTTGCTGGCTGGCTATGAGTTCAAAGGCGATAAAGTCACGGGGCCGCGTGAGTTAAGAGCTAACGCCTTTGCTAGTCAAGCTGAGGCAGGTAACGTATTCATGCTTTCTGGATCTTGGAATAAAGACTTACTTGACGAACTAGAGGTGTTTCCTGGTGGTGGCCATGACGATCAGGTAATAGGGGCTTGTGGTGCTTTTAACGAGATTACAGGTGTACCTCCAGTAGATACGAAGGCGATAACTATGATCGGTAGCAGATTGCAGCCTGACTGGTAATGGAAGACATCTTATCTATCATAGTCCCAAAGCGGTGGGTGCCCCATGTTGAGCCCGATAGTGAGTATGCTGAGGTGCTTGACACCAGGGTGCGTCAGGTAGGTGCTTATACAGTTGGTACGCTAGAAGATAAGACCTTTGAATGTTACGACAAAACTCAGAATAAGCGGCTGTATATTCATTTTAGTAACGGACAGATCATACTGGAGCAGGTATGACCATGGAAATTATAAAAGTTGTGTCTTCAGGTTAGGGCAGAGAATCAGCTAAAACATGGCTAAAAAGCGTTCAAAGCGTCCAGCTATGGGTAAACCCCCGTTTAGACCGGTTAGGCCCTTAAATAAGGCTAAAACACGCCCGCTACAGGAGAAAACTAGCCTTCCTGCAGGGGCGCGGGCTGATTACAAAGCGGCTAAAAAGGGCCTGCCCGCTGATATGAAGGGCGTGGTTAGCTCGGCGGGGAGCTTTTTTGGTTTTTATGGCCGCCCGATGGAGGGTTTCCGTGCTACGCCGTTCAATCCTGATGAGCTGGTACAAAAGAAGGGCGTTAAGATCTACCGCAAGATGGCTCACGACGAGCAAATTAAAGCTGCTTTGTCCGCTAAGAAATACGCTGTGCTGTCTACTGGGTATGAAATACAGCTGCCTGAGCTGCCAGAGGGTGAACCTGACGAAGCATCAGAAGAGCACAAGGAGTTTTTAGAGTTCAACTTTGAGGAGATGCAAGGTAGCTTTGAATCCAAGCTGCTGGATATCATGAGCGCCTTGACTTTTGGTTTTTCAGTAACGGAAAAAGAATTCTGGTCAATAGACTATGGCGACTTTGAAGGTAAGTGGGGCCTTAAGGACCTGCGTACTCGCCCGCCTGATGATTTAGAGTTTGGCCTTAATAACATAGGTGATTTAGAAGATGACGGAATTATTCAAAATGGCAACAAACTGCCAACTGATAAGTTTGTGGTTTACTCGTACCGAAAAGAGTTTGGTAATCCTTGGGGCAATAGTGATTTAAGGGCCGCTTACCGCGCATATTGGGCTAAAGATAATATGCTGAAGCTTATGGCCGTTAGCTTGGAGCGATATGGCGAGCCGGTAGCCGTAGCTACTTACGAAGGTGTTATTGACAGCGCGCAGCGATCAGACCTGGAAACGTTTTTAAAAAATATTCAGAGCCGCTCAGGGATTATTCTACCTAAGAGTATCACGCTAGAATTCAAGATGCCCCCGCCTCGGGCGGCTGAAGCTTTTATACCAGCTATTAACTTATATGACCAACATATGAGAATTGCTATTCTAATGCCTGGCTTGATGGGCTTGTCTGGTGAGCAAACTACAGGTAGCTTTGCGCGGGCGGTGAAGGAGTTCGACGTTTTCCTGTGGATACTAGAGCAGCTGCGCCGTGACTTGGAAACTATTATTAACGAGCAACTTGTTAAGCCGTTACTTGATCTAAACTATAAGATTGAGCATGGCATGTACCCCAAGTTTAGGTTTAAGACTATCACTGAGGAAGCTCGTCAGCAGCAATTCGAGCTGTTTATTATGGGGCTAACTGGCGGGGCGTTAAGTAAAGGCCCTGAGGACGAGAATAAGCTGCGCGAGCTAATTAACTTTGAGCCTTTGCCTGACGACTTCGTGCCTATCAACACGATGACGGGGCTACCGATGGATGAGCAGCCTCCTGGAGAAGAAGAAGACGCAGGTGTGGTAGAAGGCGAGGACGAGGGCGAGGAGGAAGCTTTCAACTTCTCCTCTGAGCATGAAGCTAAGTTAATCGAGTACGTGGAGAGCTTACGCAGTGAAAACTGA